CTAATTGTTGCTTTTTTTTTGATTGCTCAAAGCATTTAGATAAGATACACAAACATCTCGTTGCTCAGGGAACATGTGCGTATATGTATCCAAAGTTTCAGTGACACTAGAGTGCCCTAACCGCTCGGATATTAGTTTAATATTTAGATTACCATTAATCAAAAGAGAGGCATGAGAGTGCCTGAACCCATGTATAGTGATGTGTTTTAGACCAGCGGCAGCCATAGCCTTGTCAGCTTTTCTTCGCATGGTTGTCTCTGTGATGGGAGTCATACTTCCAAAAATAAACCAGTCATCAGTAAATCCTTCTTTGCGTTGTTCATATTCTTTGCGCTTGTTAAGAATGTCAATTAGCTTATTCGGTAAATCAATAATTCTGCTTGATGATAAAGTTTTTGTAGATTTAATTAAATACGATCCTTTTTTAGTTTTGCGTGTTAACGATTTATTGATATTGATGCTTTTTTCATCATAATCTTTCCATGTTATAGCTATTGCCTCGCCGCAACGGCAGCCAGTATAATACAAAAAATTGAAGAAATCTTTCCATTCGTCATCGACAAATTTGATGAATCTATTAAATTCTTCTAATGTATAGAAGTTTTCAAAATCATTTATTTTCTCTGCTCGTTTCATTTTAAAGTTTCCTTGTAACTTGGCCGGATTATTAACTAACCCATAATACTTGATACCATATTCAAGTATTGAAGTCAAAAGGGTATGAAGTTCTAATAAATAAGTTTTAGAATACTTCTTTTTTTGCTCTGGAATGTTTTTCTTCTTATCTTCTTTTTGGATGATATATCCGCTATTAAGCATTGACATCTGCCACTGTCTGACGGTTAATGGGGTTATTTTTTCGATTTCCATGTCTTTAAAGTAATCACGGATATGTTTGTCGGTTTTACTTAATTTTGTAATTGCTGTTGATTCTTCAGTATTGTTTTCCAAATCAGTTTTAAACATCTTGTAAAGATCGCTGAATTTAACACCATGAAAATGTACTTGGTTCTCACATTCCAATAAGAACTTATCTTCAGCTGCCTTTGCTTTAGGTCTGCTTGGATAATACTTGCTGCATTTCTGTTTCCTTTCACCCGTTGCTGTGGTGTAATAGCACTTAAAGCGGTACTTCTTGACTTCTTTTTCTTTGTAGGTGATATTTCCCGCAGTATCTTTTTTTTTAGTTCTCACAATCACATTGCATTCCTGTATCATAATAACCCTCCTTGTCTAAATTGAAAATGTGTAGTACAATTTGGGTACAATAAAAACCACGTGTCTCAAACGTTATTTATTGTACCTGTCACTCACTGGTTGCCGCCGGTGGGTGATTTTTTATATGTGTCTCGTCTTATGACGTAAATACCATTCCTAACATTCTAATATTCTCCAGCAATCACCAAATAACTCAGTTTGCTTGTATTGATAAATAGCCTCATGAAAGTCGAGTGCAATTTTTTGTGGAACACCCTGACTAATCAAATACATGGAATAGTAGTCAGCAGATAAATCAGCGTGTACTAAACAGAGACACGCAAACATATTAGCCTCATACTCTAAGCGTCGATTGTTGAATAGTTTATTAATGCCTTGATCACTATGCAGTACATAGTGCCCAATCTCGTGGTAAATTAGATATTCTTCTTTAGTTCCTAATGTTTCATTAAGATAGAGCATGGTATGTTCAGGCAAACAGATTAATTTAGCTGGTTCATTTTGTAACATATCGTTGTCGTAAACCAAGTCAATACCAAGCCGATCAGCTAAGCAATAAGCATCAAAGCAATCGAGTTCTAATACTGTGTTAATAATATCTTTGAATTTCATAAAATTCCCTCCCATTTTATGGAAAAAGAATATCATATAATATAACACTATCTATGTAAGAAGTTTATTTCTTATATTTTTGTGCTGCATATTTCATATAGTCTACGGTTTGGTTAGCAAATTCAATGATTTCTTCATCGCTCATTTTATTTATATCATAACCACCATAGTTCATCATGATGGGGTTTTTAAAAATGAATAGTAGAGCTTTATCCGGATCGTCAAAGCTACCTTGTTCTTCGTCAATAATATCAGATTTTTTACATCCGAAGATATGAGCCATTTTTTCAACCATTCCCATTTTAGGCTCACTTCTGCCGTTCTCCCACGATGAAACAGTTTTTCCGCTGATACCTAATCTATCACCAAGTTCATCTTGAGTTAATTTATGATTTTCTCTTAATTTTTTTATATTATCACTTAATGTAGTCATGTTAATTACCTCTTCTATGAATATAATATAAGAAACTTAGAAAAAAATCAATATAAATCGTGATAAATTCTAAAAAACTAAGAAGATAATATTGACATTCTAAGAAACTTAGAGTATATTTTTATTAGGAGGTGATGGAAATGGAAGATTTGCTTGAAAGCATTACACTTGAAAAAGCTAGATTATTAAATGGGATGACGATGGAACAAGTGGCAAATGATTTGAATATTCATCCTCAAACATATGCCAAAATTGAAAAAGAGCCAGATAAGGCATCCATTCGCCAAGCAAAGATGCTTTCAAAATTATTTGGCATTTCGGTTAATATTCTTTTTTTTGGACACCGACTCTAAGAAACTTAGAGTGAAAAGTGGAAAGGAGGAAATGAAGTGAATAAAAGGAAAAAGAAAAAGGCTTTATCCAAATCTGCCAATTTGAAAAAGCCTATAAAAATTGAACTATTGCTTGATGGTAAAAAAATACAGGTGACCACATGCAACAGGTGTTCTATTTAAAATCTTCATTTACTGATTTTAAAGCGATCTCATAAGCGTTTTTATAAGTAGTATAAAAATCTACCGAGATGCTAGCATCACCGTTTTTTATGGCTTCATCTATTTTAAGTTTAAAAGCTAATTTGGCTGTGACTAAAGCAATGTCATGTGCACGTTCTTCATTAGTCATCGTTTCACCCCCCTTTCACTTACATTATAAGTGCTAGGGCGTTAAAGTCAATGAGCTATTCAAATCTGAAGATTAGAAAGGAGGAAGTGAATTGAAAGATAAAGACTATTATGTCCTGTCATGTATTCTAAGCACATTAGCACTTGGCATATCAATTTGGGTTCTTATTTGTAAATAGCAACTAGGATTGAAACTATGAGAGCGATAGTAGAAACTACGATTGGATACCACTTTAAAAATTGAGTGGTTCTATTTGAAATCAAGTAGTCTTCACATTTTGAAGTTATTGAGTAACTATGCCCAAGTTCAATTAACTTGCCATTTGAACTAGGTGTGTACCCTGTTGGTTGTGAGTTAACAAAATTCTCTTTAATCAATAATTCAATTTCGTTAAATGCTTCATCTTCAGTTATGTTCAATTCATTCGCTAAAAGTTTTACAGTTAATTCGACGTTATTTTCTTTTAAGCGATTCAGTAAAGTAATGATTCTAGTCTTATTTAGCATATGATTAGCCTCCTTATCTTTAATTATATCACAGGGAGATAGTAGCCAATGTTTAAAAAATTGTTTTGTGAACATGAATACGGAAAGGTACTAGGCGAACTAATTGGAGGAAATGCACCCTTTATTAAGCGTGATTATGTTACCACGCTGGTTTGCAAGAAATGCGGGAAAAAGGTGTACTTATCATCAAATGAAATAGAAGTCGCAATAGCTAAATTCAAAAGAAAGCTTAAAAAGCGGATAGCAGACGATGATGACCCTAAATTGAATATCCCAGTTGTAAGAGGGTGTTTCACTCAAACCATTTTTGTAAAAGGCCTGATAGCTCAGCAGCTTATTACTTACCTTGATGACATGTACAAAATTGACTTTGCCGATTTATTTAAGGCTGAACAGCAATTTAGCACTACTTATTTTACTAATGCTTTAGGTGTTGAAGTCAATGAGCTATTCAAATCTGAGGATTAGAAAGGAGGTGACTCAAATGGAAATTACAGAGATTACTGTTTTTAGAAAATTTGATAAAAAACTTGTTGTAAAAGTATTTAAGGATAGGGAGGATATTAAACAAATAGTCTCAGACGAATACGAAGTAATTGTTGAAACAAAAGACCCGCAATATTGCGAGCCTAATGTTTAATGGTCAAGGTTATTATTCTTGTTTCCATCAGGATTGCTTCTAATGAATTTAGTACCATCAGAATTTTTTACACCATGATAGCCTGGAACTTCGCCTCTTACTGCTTTGTTATAAGCTTGATTATTGGTGTATTGCGTACCATTTATTGAAACACGGTTATTCAATCCTGTAGGAGTTTCTGAAATAACCTTAACTTTTGCTTTTGGCAATGTCTCACCCCCTTTCACTTACATTATAAGACTTTGGGTGTGAATGTAAATTAAGTTATTCAAATATGAGTAGAGAGGAGGCGATGTATGATTATCGAATTTATGTATTTTATAGCATTGGCACTTTCGGTACTTTTAATTCTTGCCAATTTGATAATGATGCGCAAAAGAAAAGAAGCCATGAGAAATTTTGGCAGAAAATGCTCTAATGTGAAGAATTGCGGAATTTTAAAGCGACCGCCGTATGCTAAGTTTGACGCTTTCGGTTGTCCGTATTACAAAACATGTGACAAGTTTAGTGATGCTTATTGTAGAACTCATGAAGATAAATAAATTTGTCATTGTTGATGATATGTGCATATGACTTGTCATTAAACAAATTCAAAATATCTTCTCGGTAAATCGTTAAAAAGCGTTTTTTATGAACCGCATTAATGGAAAATTTATAGCAGGCATCGTTATATGCTTCTAAAACGCCAATCAAAGCTGACTGGAAAGCGTCTTGAATTGATGTTCCTAGTGGAGAATCATCATCTTCAAAAACACTCATACTTTTGTTTGATTCAGATAAATGATTTAGGGCGTTAGAAATCGTATTTAATAACTCTGTTTCAGTTGATGTTTTCTTAAACACTTGGTCTTTGTGAAAATTAAACAAAGAAAAAGCAAGAGCAGCAAGTGAAAGTATGATTGTAATGAAGTTAAAAGTTGCGTTATCCATAAATAAATCTCCTTTAAATGATTATATCATGATGGAATGGAAATTTAGCAAACAAGTCAACGAATTATTTAAATCTGAATAGAAAGGAGGTTATGGTATGAATGATATTTTACTATCAAAAAACTCAAATAGAAAAAGAAGATTTGACAAGGATAATGAAAAGTTTTGGGGAATTTTATGCTTTTCAATGTTATTTCTACTTTTTGGAGTTTTAATTGCAATTATTTTGATATTTGCTTTTTGCTTTAATTAACTATTCAAAATGATTAGAAAGGAGGTGACATAATGTCAAAATTAACAAAGCCATCTAGCGCAACTGAAAAACTGAGAGAATTGCAGCGGCTAGAATTAGGCACTAAGTCTATCGCTATCTTAAAGGATTGTGGCATGAGAAAAGCTGGGCAATTAAAAAAGCAGGTACAGCAGAAAATCATTGAATCAGGCAAGATACTGCCAAGCGAGTTAAGAGTGCCAACTGCATCAGCTATCAAATATTTAATGATTGATGAGGCACGAATCAGGAAACTTGCCGCGATTGAAGCGGCAGAGCAAGAAAAAAGAGATACCTGCGCCAACCAAAGCTAGTATCTCAAGGTTGATAACTCTGATAAATTATCAACTAAATTATAACATTTATGCCTAAAAAGGCAAGTGGAGGGAATATGAAATATTATGCAGTAGTCAGCTGCTATTACGGTGATGGCAAAGTATCGGCAAATATGGTAGATACAGTTGAAGCAGATAAAAAACCTAAAAACAGTTGCACAGGATCGCAATACTGTGACAGTTACGTTAATTGGTTTGACAGTGTGGAAGAAGCTGAAGAGTTCGTCAAACAAACCTTAGCGTATGATGAAAGCAGTAAAGGTGAATGAAATGTATAAGTACGTCAAGCCAAACAATAAGGCACTGATTTTAATTGTGGTTCTAGTGCTATGTAATGTACTGTTGCTTATTTGTAACCAAAGCCAGCGCAGAGAAATAGTTGGTTACCAAGAAACAAATTATCAGCTTGAACTGACTGCACAGAGAGCAATCAGTGACTTAGCGGATAGTAATGAGCATATTCGAGCTTATGAAATCAGAATTTCACAACTAGAAGTAGAACTGAAAGAAAAATGAATTGCATCGGGTGTCAATCGCAGAATTGATGTGAATATGACACCGTTTGATAAAATCAGTAGTTATCTCACTCCTCTCAATAGTACAAGATTTTACGAGATGGCTACTGATTATGGTATAGATGCATCATTCGCTCTTGCTACCTTTGCGTGGGAAACCGGCTATGGTAGCAGCGAGTTATGGAATAGTTGCAACAACCCAGCAGGGATAACTTGTGGGGAAGAATACTGCTCATATGACAGCCAAGAACAAGGCTTACACGCTATGTTTAATTTGATGAGTTATTACATCAGAGAATTAAACAGATGTACTGTGGCAAGTGTGCGTGAGCTGTGGAGCGAGACAGAAGATGCTCAACAAATCGTTGAGATTATGGAGGAAATACAAAATGGACTTAACAAGTCTAGTGAGTGATTTTTTTGACACTCAAAGAGAGATGTCGAAAGCAGCATTAAAGGCTGAAAAGGAAGTTGAAGATTATCGCGACAGTCTCATCGATACCGACACTTATCCAACTTGTGATTGGTGCGGTGAAGCTATCACTGATGATTGGTATGAAATAGATACAGGTAAAACGATTGATATTGTTTGTCCTGATTGCATCGAAATGTGCAGAAAGGAAAGAAAATGAGCGATAAAACATTAAAGGATATCAGTGCTGAAGCTAATACACTGACTGATTACAGTAACGTTTTCGCAGTTTTAAATGCTATCAATGTTAATGACAAAAAAGAAGAAAAGAACGGTTTATCTTATTTATCATGGGCATGGGCTTGGGGTGAAGTTAAAAAAATTTATCCTAATGCAACATATACGATTTATGAGAATGCTGCAGGGTGGTGTTATCACACAGACAACCTGACTTGCTGGGTTAAAACAGGGGTTACTATAAATGGCTTAGAACATATCGAATATTTACCAGTTATGGACTTTAAAAACAAATCAATACCAGCAGATAAAGTAACGTCGTTTGATGTTAACAAGGCAATACAGAGATCATTGACTAAAGCGCTGGCAAGACATGGTTTAGGGCTTTATATCTATGCCGGTGAGGATTTACCTGAGATTGATAAAAGCAAAGAACTAGAAAAACGTCAAAATGAACAGATGATAAAGTGGAGTGAATATAGGTCCAAGTTATCTGATTTAAAAGTTGACTTTAGAGGTGATGAGCAGACTGTCAATTACATACTCAAAACAGCAAAAGTAAAAAGTCAAGACTTAGATAAGCTTTCAGTTGATGAGGCTGATAGACTTCTTACTACTTATTTAGGCATTATTCAAAACAAAGAAAAAAAGTCAGCAAGCAAAGTATCGGAAGTCACAACTAATCATGATGAACGTGATAGACAAGATAATATCAAGGCGTGTATGGGGTACCGTGAAGAACTTAAAAAAATTGGTGTCGATTATCAGGATTCAAGTGTTGTCGTTTGGTGTAAAAAGAACTCAAGAACAGGTATCACAACTATGGATCTACAAAAGCTTACAAGCGAGCAAATTGTAGATTTGTGTAACATGTACGCAATACTATACAACAATAAAAAGGCTGCGATTGATCATGAAAAGCAAGCGAAGTAAAGCCTGCGACATAAGTCAGGCAGTAAAGGAGCGAGTATGGGAGCGAGACGGCCACAGATGTATCTTCTGTGGCTCGTCATCGGCCATGCCCAATGCTCATTACATACCACGGTCAAAAGGCGGACTAGGAATTGAGCAGAACATCGTGACGGCTTGCATTTACTGTCATCAGTTAATGGATCAAGGCACATTTAGCCGACGCCACGAAAAACAGGTACAAGCTAAAGAGTACCTTGATAATAAGTATCCTGGATTTGATCATAATAAGAGGTTTTATAAGAAATGAAATTTATCGGAACTTATAAACGAAAAGTAACCGATGAAGATGGTAATCTTGAAATAACTTTTGCATTATCAGGATACGATTATAAGCAACAGTGCAATGAACTTGAAAAGGATACGAAATACAAGCTTGAAATAGGAAAGTTTAAAGAGAAAAGGTCATTAAATCAGAATGCCTACTTCTGGAAGCTTGTTGATGAGATTGATATTAAAATTAATGGTCACCGCAAGGATAAAGACAATCTGTATATCCAATTACTAGAAATGGCAGACATTAAATCGACTTATCTTCAAGTTCTTGAAGAAGCGTTAGAAATAGTCACAAACAACTTCCGCACCTACAAAATCATTGAGCATCGCACAGTTAATGGCAAGGATACAGTGATGATTAAAGTATGGGATGGGCAGTCAAAGTTTAATACAGCAGAAATGGCAGCCTTAATTGATGTGACGCTTGATTATGCGGAACAAGTAGGTGTGCCGACTGCATTTTATAGGGAGGTGCTTTAAATTATGGAATGGTATGACAGCATCTATGATATAGGATTGCCAATTGATTTAAGGCAATGGAAAAAGAAGTCAGAAATTGTTAAAGAGCTTCGTGAAAAGGGAGTAAAGGTATCTGATGACGCCAGAGAATTTAGGGTCCATGTTGAGAAATTTAATGAAGGTTTTTATAACCATCAGCAGACCACTTACATAGCCCATAGCAACGCAAAAGGATATATCGTTACCCAAGATAAAGAGCTTATTAAAAAGTCGTTAGAGGACTACGGAAAGCGTTCATTCAATCAGCTTAGGAAACGTGCAAAGGGTATGAAAGCAATTGAGGAGAACTATAACTTGCGGGCTGATCTCGAAAGGGAAAGCTTATGGTAATGTTTACGATACCGGGGCGGTTAGCTGGATTGAATGAGTATACCGAGAGCAACCGCTCCAATCCCAGAAAGGGAAACAGAGTAAAACACCGTGAGCAGCTGATAGTCAATATGGCCATCAGAAACGCATGTTTAACGCCGATTGATAAGCCAGTAATAGTGTGTATCAGATGGTATGAAAAAGACAACAGGCGAGACATTGACAACGTCACAGCTGCTAAGAAATTTATCATGGATAGTTTGGTAGAAATGAAAGTGTTGAAAGACGATAGCAGACGATACGTTAAGCAGATTTATGACTGCGTTAAAACCGATACCAAAAACCCAAGAATTGAAGTTGAATTGATCGAGGTACAGTGATATGGGATATATAAAATTGGACCATGAATTGAGACATTGGCAATATTACACCGATAGAAACATGTTGCTTGTTTGGATTGATTTGCTGCTTAGGGCTCGTTATACCGATGGATATTACAACGGTATTTTAATCAAAAGAGGTCAATGTTTGGTTGGAAGGTCAGCGACAGGTCGCGAGCTGGTCATGACAGAGTCAGAGTATAGAGGGTGCTTAAAGCGGTTAAAATTAAGCCAGCAAATAACCACCGAAAAAACCAACAAAGGAACGCTTGTAACCATAATAAATTGGGATAAATATCAAGGAGGTGCTGAATTAATTAACCAACAAATTAACCAAGAATTAAGCCAGCGATTAACCAACGACTCACCAAGCGTTAACCAACCATTAACCAAGCAAGAACCAATGGTTAACCACAAAGAAGAATATAAAGAATTAAAAGAATATAAGAATTCTTTATCTTTAAAAGAAAATAAACAAATAAATAATCAAGAGCTGCCGCCAGATCTTTTTGAACTCTTTGAGAATGAATTTAAAAGACCGCTAACACAAATAGAGCTGCAAAGGCTAAGCGACTGGTCTAGGGAGTATGACCAGCAGTTGATTGTTTACTCGTTGAGAGAGGCATCAATCAACAATGCGTACAGCTTCAATTACATCGACAAGATTTTGTGTGAATGGCAGCGCAAGGGCATGACGGCAGAAAAATATGAGGAGCGTGAAATATATGCTGATGAGTAAAGAAACAGCCACACATATAATCATTAAGCATTTTGGCAGCTTTACTGATGAGATAGTAACTACAAGGCAAAACAAGCGCACTGGCGATGTTGTTGAGATAATAGAACCGCTTGCTAGATACTCAGCTCATCCGACAGGATATCGGCACCAATTAGAGCTACAAGGGTATGAGGTTGTGAAATGAACCAGCTTGATATATTCGGTCAATTATACCAGCCATACAAATTTACTAAAAAAGTGCGATTGATTGAATTGTTCGCTGGTGTTGGAAGTCAAGCGATGGCACTTAGGGATTTAGGTGTACCATTTGAGCATCATCGTGTCATTGAGTTTGATAAATACGCAATCAAAAGCTATAACGCCATTCACGGCACTGATTTTCCAACTTCTGACATTAGGGACATACACGCTAGTGATTTAGATATGACATGCCGAGATTATCAATACATAATGACTTATTCTTTTCCATGTCAGGACTTAAGCAAGGCTGGCAAGCAAAAAGGTATGAGCAAAGGCAGTGGCACACGATCTGGCTTGTTGTGGGAGGTAGAACGGATTATTGGAGAATGCTGGAGATATGGACGCCTGCCTGATGTGTTGCTGATGGAGAATGTGCCTGAGGTTATCGGAACTAAAAACATAAAAGACTTCTTACAATGGCAAGCGGTGCTAGAAGCTTGCGGATATCAAAATTATGTAAAGATTATTAATGCAAAGGATCAAGGCATACCGCAAAAACGTAAGCGCTGCTTTATGGTTTCAATCTTGGGTGATTACAGTTATTCATTCCCCGAGAGTGTACCACTTAAATTAAGATTAAGGGATATGTTGGAATTAGAAGTCGATGAGAAATATTATCTAAAGTCTGAGGTGGTTGAACGATTCATATCAAATGGTAATACAAACCCATCAGGGCGCGGAATGAATGGCAAAGTAAATTTAAAAGATGTGGCTGATACTATCACTACAAATAAAGGTGAAGGTCCTAAAATAATGCTTCCTAACGATATTGCTAAGACAGTGCGAACATCTGAAAGAGGATCGTTTGATAAGCATTCTTGGGATATCATTCAAGTAGGAAATTGCATGCCTTCAGCAACTAGAGATAATCCAAGTCAAGGAAGAGTATATGATCAAGATGGAATCAGCCCAACACTTGGGTGCATGCAAGGTGGTAATCGTCAGCCAATGGTGTTAATAGGGGGGGCATTAATTATCCCTGAAGCAACTAAAAGAGGTTATGCTGAAGCCCATGAAGGTGACAGTATCAATCTTGAGCAGCCTAACAGCAAAACAAGAAGAGGCAGAGCAGGTAAAGGGGTAGCACAAACATTGACTACATCGTGTAATCAAGCAGTAGTTGAACCAGCAAATATAATAAATCCGTTAAAAGGAAAATCAGAATATGGCTGGCACTTTGAACAACAAGTTTATGATAAAAACGGAATTACAAGAGCGCTAAAGGCTGGCGGTGGAAGTGGAAATATTCCAAAGGTTGTTGAGCTAACGGCAAGAGTACGCAAACTAACACCGCTTGAATGCTGGCGACTGATGGGATTTAGTGATGATGACTTCTATAAGGCTGCTAAGGTCAATAGTAATAGTCAACTATATAAGCAAGCCGGCAACAGCATTGTCAAGCAAGTTTTAATGGCTATATTTAAGCAGATGATTTGAGATTACGAAAGGAGAACGTCATGAATGTTTTGAATAAATTTATTACGGATCGATTTGCACTTTATAACGGTGATAGCGCAGAGATTATTCAAGTATTACCGGAAAACAGTATGGACTATTCGATATTTTCACCGCCGTTTGAAGATTTGTACACTTACAGCGATAGCCCTAGAGATTTGGGCAACTGTAGAAATACAGAAGAATTCTACGAACAATTTAAATTCATAGTTGCAGGCATTTTCAGAATTATCAAGCCAGGTAGATTGGTGAGCATTCACTGCATGGATTTACCAACAACCAAAAGCACTGATGGATTTATTGGACTTAAAGACTTCCCTGGTATTTTGATTAAGCTATTCCAAGATGAGGGCTTCATTTATCACAGCCGTGTGACGATTTGGAAAGATCCTGTGGTCGCAATGCAAAGAACTAAGGCACTAGGGCTACTGCATAAGCAAATCAAGAAAGACAGCACAATGTGCCGGCAAGGAATCGCCGACTATATCATTACGATGAGGAAGCCCGGAGAGAATGAGAAAAGGGTAACACATACAAATGAAACATTCCCAGTCGATAAATGGCAAGAATACGCTAGTCCGGTGTGGATGGGCATTAAGCAGAGTAACACGCTCAACCGAACTTCCGCAAGAGAAGAAAGAGATGAAAAGCATATCTGCCCATTGCAGCTTGATGTTATTGAAAGGTGCGTTGAGTTATGGACTGCTGAAGGAGATACAGTATTTACACCGTTTCTTGGCATTGGCAGTGAAGTATATCAGTCATTGCTAATGAACAGAAATGGAGTAGGCATCGAACTTAAAAAATCATATTATGATCAAGCGGTTAAAAACTGCAAAAAGGCAGTAGAAAAAGAAGTGCAGCTCGATTTGTTCGAGGGGTTAGATGCATGACATACGAAGAATTTCTAAGAAAAAAAGAATTTTATGTATCGCCTAGCGGATTTGTTGCTGATGATTTAAATTGCCATTTATTTGATTATCAGAAAGCAATCGTTAAATGGGCATTACGCAAAGGACAAGCGGCGTTATTTGAAGATACAGGACTTGGAAAGACTATCCAGCAACTCTCATGGGCTGATTCCGTAAACAAGCACACTCATCAGCCGGTGTTAATACTTGCGCCGTTAGCAGTAGCTGAACAGACAGCAAAAGAAGCCGCTAAGTTTGGCATTAGTTGTAAACTGTGTGAATCACATGATGACATTGTGAATGGCGTAAATATCACAAACTATGAAAAAATACATAAGTTTGATACAAGCGTATTTTCAGGTATTGTGCTTGATGAAAGTTCAATTATTAAATCGTATTCAGGTAAGACAACCAAAGACTTACAAGAAAGGTTTAAGAAAACACCGTTTAAATTATGCTGTACCGCTACACCTAGTCCTAACGATTATACGGAAATTGGAACTACTGCTGAATTTTTAGGAGTTATGCCAAGAAGTGAGATGCTGTCAACATTTTTCATCAATGACAGCATGGGTAAAAACAAGAATGGAAGAATCGGCTGGCGTTTAAAAGGACATGCAGAAAAAAACTTTTTCAAATGGATTTCTTCATGGGCTATGATGATAAAAAATCCTAGTGATATAGGTTTTGACGGAACCATGTTTGAATTGCCAAAACTTAATCTGAATGAAATCATCGTTGAAACCGAAACTGATGGATCAAGCTTATTTGTTGAGTACGCTGAAACTTTAGATGAGCGTAGAAAAGCAAGAAAAGAGAGTGTTTCTGAGCGTGTGCAATTAGCAAAGAAAATAGCCGAAAGTAGCGATCAGTTCTTAGTATGGTGTGATTACAATTACGAAAGCGAAGCATTGCATAAAGCGATATCAAATTCTGTAGAGGTAAAAGGATCTGATTTGCCTGAACACAAGAAGAATGCAATGATCGGATTCTCTAACGGTAATGTAAAGTGTCTTATTTCAAAGCCGTCTATTTGCGGTTTTGGAATGAACTGGCAGAACTGCCATGAAATGATTTTTTGTGGGCTGTCAGATAGTTATGAGCAGTTTTACCAAGCGATAAGAAGATGCTGGCGATTTGGGCAGAAAAACGATGTGAATGTTTATGTCATCATATCAGAAAAAGAAATGGAAGTATTACGCAATATCAAACGGAAACAATCAGAACATGAGCGCATGACTAGAGAAATGATTGCAATCATGAGTGAAAGACTAATCAGCGAAATAAACAATTATGTAATTGAAAAAAGCGAGTATAAACCGATGATAGCAATGACATTACCGCAATGGCTGCAAGCACATGTATAAAGGAGCATAAAATGATCAATCGTGTTGTATTAGTGGGCCGTATTACTAAGGACCCAGAATTAAGAAAGACTCAATCAGGACTTTCCACTGTTTCATTTACGGTTGCCTGCAACCGCCGTTTTACAAGTCAAGGACAGGAGCCGCAGGCTGATTTCATAAACTGTGTCGCATGGCGGCAGACCGCTGATTATATGGCTAACTATGTGAAAAAAGGTGCATTGTTGGGTGTTGAAGGAAGAATTCAGACACGCAATTATGAAGATCAGACAGGTAAACGCGTCTATGTGACAGAAGTTGTCTGTGACAGTGTTCAGACATTGGTAAGAGCAACAGAAACAAGCGCTGGTACCAATTACGGCGCAGCACAAACGAACACTTATGAAGCGCCAACAAGCGATCCATATAGCGATTATGAACAATTGGATATACAAGAGGATGACTTACCATTTTAGGAGGATAAAATGAAACAAATTGAAAAGTATACAGAAGCATTAGTGGAAGCTTTTGAAAAGGGACTTGACAATCATTGCGATGAAACTAGTTGCCATTTATGCGATTTTAAAAAACTATGCTCAATGAAAAAAGATGAATTAATAGCATATCTAAACAGCGAAGTACCTGAAAACTTTTTAACTGACGATGAGTACATCATACTTAAAAACCTTGATAAAAAATGGAAATTTATTGCAAGGGATATGGATTTGTTTTTATGTTTATATACGTTCAAGCCAACAAAAAAAACAAATTCATGGATTGAAGAAAATAAAGCATACAAAAGCATAAATTTATTTAATCACTTATTCCAATTTATCAAATGGTCAGATGACGAACCTTATGAAATTGAAAAGCTGTTAGCAACTTACGAGGAGAATAAACATGGAAATTAAAGAATTAATTAATAATAATACAGCGTTTCACTTGAAACCTAATGTTGGTGATACTATATGGTACATTGGGGCAAATGGGAATATTTGTCCTACGATTTATTTTGAGGTTGAAACTGACTTAGCTATGCTAAAAAATGGTTGGATTTTCCCTACACAAAAACAAGCCGAATCTAACAAAGAAAGAGTGATGGCTGAGTATAAAGAGGTAATGGACAATGGCACAAAATAAAGAAGAATGTATCGTAGCGCTAAATGCTATGAACTTGGGTGATTATGAAATTAATTGCACCATTGATGAAAAGCAAAGTGTATTTGTTAAAAAGACATATGACGAACTTTTTGAAGAAGAAATTGAGCTTTTAACTGAATTGATTAATGAGCATTTTGAGTTAAAAGAAGAGGTTGAATGTTTATATAAAAATGAAGAATCATTGCAAGATGTAATTGAAAAAGAATATCAAATTGGTTTATTTCTGTATGAGCTACTAGAAAAAAATGGCTATACAAAAAAGGAACTTAATGAATTAATTCATGATTTTCAAGTGAAAACATGGAAAGACATCGAAAAAAATATTGCAGATGGTTTTCGAGATGGCATAAATGAATGAAATCAAATTACTTTTATCCACGTTTGAAGCATACAAGAAAAAACCAAGATGGGAATTGATTCAAGCCATGTTCAGGCTGACGCTTAGGATTGGTTACGAAGCAGGTAGACAGTCGGTATTAAGTTGTAGAAACTTAGAGGAGGACGATTATGATTAATGCAAGGATCAAGAAAGGTGATTATGTCAACGGTAGATTAGTTGAGGATGTGATTAAGATTGGTCAGGAGACTAACTATCTAGTTACATACTTCTGTACAAAACACAACAAACCGCAAATTATATATGTGCCAGCGCACAAGGTACAAACTCATGTATCAGCCGAGGTGTTTAAGGGAGTTAACAAAAATGTCACTGACCGAAAAAGATAGGATTGAACAATTTAAGCGTGATTTGCGCAGTTATACTTATCATCAAAAAAAAGCAATGGAGATTGATGAGAAACTAGAGGAGTTGGCGGTGAAGCTGCTCGGTGTTTCTTCACCTTCAGCAAAAGAAATTGTTTTAGAAAACGGTGGCAATCCATATTGTGAAAGAAAGCTTGAATTGCTGATGGAAGAAGGTGAGCTTGTCAATGAACGCAGCAAGCATCTAACAGAAATACAGCGAATTGACGATGCTTTGAAATTGATTGATGATGAGGGAAAAAGTATTCTTGTATATGTTTTTGTAGAACATAACAGTTATATGAAATCGGCTGAAACGTATTCAAGATCAATCAGTAAATTGCGCAGGGACATGAATGAATATATCAAAATCATCCTAAAAAACGAAAGTTGAACATAATGTCGCAGTTTTCTGTGTTATTATGGTAGTGTGGATTTAGCAGGTATTACCCATTCCCCACCCATTAGGTCCTGCTAAGTCCCACATTAAATTAACATTAAGCATCTACAAAAAAAGTAGGTGCTTTTCTTTTACCCAAAAAGAGGTGATGACATGGAGATTATTGAGCTAGATATAAAAGAGTTACATCCTTATGCAGACAATCCACGTTGTAATGATGATGCTGTTGATTATGTAGCTAACTCTATCAAAGAATTTGGCTTCAAGGTTCCTCTTGTCATTGATAAAGATCATAACATCGTAACGGGTCATACAAGATATAAAGCTTGCCAGCAATTAGGTATCAAAAGTGTTCCCTGCGTGATTGCTGATGATTTAACTGAAAATCAGGTAAAGGCTTTTCGATTAGCTGATAACAAGGTTGCTGAATACTCAACATGGAATTTCAATTTACTGGACTTTGAGCTCGAATATATTCCGTTAGATATGGAACCTTTCGGGTTTGAAATAAAACTTCCTGATCAAGAAAATGAAAAGGAAAATGAGCGTATCAGAACAAACGAAGCTTATAACTTGGATATTTATGAGGAATCAGAAACAGCCGGCTATTATCAAATGCCAATTATCTATAACGATGGTATTGTGCCTGATGATATTATAGGATTCAATTATGCCAAGACATCCAAAGATAAAGATATCGGTATCCATATGTATGTTGATGATTACCAGTTTGAACGCCTATGGAATAAACCCCAAGATTATGTAGATATACTAAGTGAGTATCAATGCGTGTTTAGTCCTGACTTCAGCTTATACATGGATATGCCAATGGCCATGAAAGTATGGAATATCTACCGCAGCCGTATGATTGGTCAATATTTGCAGCGTCAAGGTGTTAAAGTAGTACCAACAATCAGTTGGGCAGAGTCGGATACCTTTGCATTCTGTTTTGATGGAATACCAGAGGGAAGTATAGTGACGGTATCAACGATAGGTGTTAAACGTGATGAATACGCATTAGAAATCTGGAAAGCTGGCATGGATGCTATGATTGATAAAATTAAGCCATCAATCATTTTAGTGTATGGTGGTGAGCTTGAATATGATTATGGAAACATACCAGTTAAATATTATGAGAATAAAGTAACTGAACGTATGAAAGCATCAAAGGAAGTGGGTTAGATGGGCGGTAGAGGTGCAAGCAGTGGGGTATCAAATAAAGGCAAAAAATATGGTACCGAATATACAACGCTTTTACAATCAGGTAATATAAAGTTTGTTAGATATAATGATGCAGGGTCAGCTAAATCCCCAATGGAAACAATGACAAAAGGTCGAGTTTATGTAACTGTAAACCATAAAAATGAATTGAAATCAATAACTTTATATGATGATGATGGAAAAAGAATAAAACAAGTTGATCTGAGAGGTACGGCGCATATGATAAATGGTGAAAAAGTATTACCTCATAGTCATGTAGGCTATGAGCATGATGAAAAAGGCACAAAAAAATTAACTAAAAAAGAAAATGCGCTTATTGCTAAAGTTAATAAAATATGGGAGAATAAAGGCGGATAGTGATTAGTATACGAGTGAGTACAGTCTGATATTTATAAGCTATACGGCGCCGAGCGTTAAAAATAAAGTAGCTAGCGAATGATGCTTATATCTTTCAATGTTTTGCATTGTACGGAAAGGGTTCGGTTGAAATCCGAAACGCTATCTGACATCTTGTCAAAGCAAGATGTCTTTCATTTGTAATTAACAACAAGCATATAGAATTGATAGGGTAAAAAAAGAATGGTATAATTATCTCGGTGGTAGAAGATAGTTTAGGCGGGCAGAACGTGTTGTTGTATGGAGCAATCCACTGACGAGGCATCGGTTCAATTCCGGTTGACTACCACTACTATTTTAATACAAGCAATCAATTAAATTTGGTTGCTTTTTATTTTACAAGAAAGGAGGCAAAGCATGGAATTAAATAAATTCTTAGAGTTGATGAAAAATAATAATGCAATTAGATTAAACAATGATTACATTTTATTTAATGATTTAGAATTATATAATTTTGTTACAAAGAAATCTGTCCAATTCAATAATGTTGATGAGCTAATGAAATACAATTTCAATAATCAACCAATGAAGGTGTTTATAGAAAACACTAATGAATTCTATAATCAAATAGATGGTGGTAGGGGGGCAACATCTTCAGCTATGGGTGGAGGCTTTAATCATGCAAGATCGAATGGAAAAGATGATATTCGTTCTATAAAGTTTCCTTCCGAATTTAATGTAGGAGGAAGATATCAAGATTACGATAAAACCCTCTCTCTTTTTAAAGAAAAGTATGCTAACTCAGATCATGAGTATGGCATTACAGTAGATGAACAAGGTTTTGTTCACAAGCATATTGAAGGCGGGAAAACATCAGTTGCAATATCAGGTGGAAAGGGTGAAATGATTATTCACAATCATCCAGGTGGAGGTAATTTTAGTGACAGCGATTTAATATCAGTAGCTTCAACAAGGGAAAGAGGCATAGTTGCAGTAAGTGGAAAAAGAACATATACTTTTACTAAAAATAAAAACTTTAATGCTAAAGGATTTATAAAAGCGGTTAAAAACGCAAAATGGCCGACAAAATACAGCTATGATAAAGGAGCCGATTGGTGGCTTAAAAAGAATGCATCAGTCTATGGTTATTCGTATAAATCATAATGAAGGAGTGAGGTGAATGGCTAATGAAAATAACTTAATACCCGTTACAGAGCGAAGCAAGGAGGAAGCAAGAGCATTATCATCAAAAGGTGGTAAGGCATCAGGAGTAACAAGACGACGTAAAAAGACAATGAAAGATGCTATGAACCTACTGCTTGCATTGCCTGTTGATGATGCCAATAGAGCTAAAATGGAACGATTAGGTATTGATCCGTCAATAGCTGACAATCAAATGCTGATGTTGATTGCAGCCTTTCAGCAAGCCATCAAGGGAAATGTCAGAGCGATGGAATTTATAAAAGAAATAACTGGTTCTTCAGCTATGACAGAACTTGACAAGACAAGGCTGAAGCTTGAAAAGGAAAAGGTTAAGCTGGCACGGGATAAGATACAGGATGATGTCGAGGAAATGGAAAACGATGGTTTCTTGGAAGCATTAAACGGTACCGCTAAGGATGATTGGCATGAAGAAGGCTAAGTTCAACTTCCAGCCATTCAGCTTGAAGCAGCGAAAGGTGCTTAATTGGTGGTGTCCTGACAGTCCGGCAAAGGATATGGACGGCATCATTGCTGATGGAGCTATCCGATCAGGAAAGACGGTATCAATGTCGCTTTCATTTGTCCTATGGGCTATGACATGCTTTGATGCTCAAAACTTCGGCATGTGTGGGAAGACGATTGGCAGCTTCCGGCGCAACGTATTATTTTGGCTGAAGCTGATGCTGCTCAGCCGCGGTTACAGAGTCAAAGATCATCGGGCAGATAATCTGCTTATTGTTAGCCGTAACGGTATTGAAAATTACTTTTACATCTTTGGCGGTAAGGACGAACGTTCACAGGATCTCATACAGGGTATTACTCTGGCTGGGATCTTTTTTGATGAAGTAGCCTTGATGCCAGAGAGCTTCGTTAACCAAGCAACGGGCCGATGTTCTGTGGCAGGCTCGAAGTTTTGGTTCAACTGTAATCCTGATGGACCGAAACACTGGTTCAAACTCAACTGGATCGACAAGCAAGAGGAGAAACATCTTATCTACCTGCACTTCACAATGGATGACAATCTGTCCTTGTCCGAAGCCATCAAAAACAGATACAAGGCAATGTATGTGGGTGTCTTTTATCAGCGCTATATTCTAGGTCTTTGGGTAGCTGCTGAAGGAGTCATCTTTAAACAGCTTGCTGAGGATCCTCAGGCATGGGAATACATTGGTGTGCTGCCGGCATTTCGCTTTGTCAATATCGGTATCGATATTGGTGGTACACGATCCCATTCAACGCTGATTGCAACAGGAATCACTCATGATTGGAAGGTGCTTACGTTCAGGGCCGAGAAGATTGAGCATGCGAAAGGTATCGTTTCACCAGATATGATTTATCAAAGGCTGGAAGCTTTTGTCCAGCTGATCCAAGCTGAGGATAAAGTCAATGTTGATTATATCTTCGTGGACTGTGCTGAGCAGGTTATCCTTAATGGTATCCGTGTGTATATGCGTGATGCCGGCTTTATGGTTGAAGTAAGAGACAGCCGCAAGGTGGAAGGCAAGACAAGAATCCTTGCTTATCATGTGCTGCTGAACACTCACCGTATGAGCTTCAGGCAAGTACCGCTTGTTGTGGATGCCTTATCAACAGCATTGTATGACGAGAAAAAGCATGAGGATACGATATTAGACGATTTTACGACTGACGTCGATACATTCGATGGCCACTTTTATAGCTGGTCATTTTTTATTGATTACTTTGGCGCATTTAAATAGGAGGTGATGAGATGGACGCAATACTACAGATTTTAAGAGACGAAGGGTACAGCGTATCGAATGAGCTGGCAAGCTATTATTCATATGTTGATTTGTGGCAAAAATGGTGGGAAGGTTATGTGCCTTCAGTTCATGACTATTCACAGGTTATCCTTGATGGCAGCATTCGGACATTCAAGCGATACCGAATGAACATGGCTAAGAAGGTCAGTGAGGACTGGGCTAATTTATTGCTCACCAACAAGACACTCATCAATGTGGACGATGAGGTATCTCAGCAGTATCTAGCTGGAGATGCTGTGGAACAGAATGAGGGCGTATTGGGTGATAATCATTTCTGGGAGAATGCCAATTTGCTAGTAGAGAACGCCTATGCTGCCGGCACCGGCGCTTTTGTACTAAGAGTAAAGGATGCACAGTTGAAAGGAAATACCTTGACTGGCGGTAAAGTTAAAATCACCTATATTGATGATGCTGCTATGATCTATCCGCTGTCATGGGATAAGGGAGAGATTACGGAGTGCGCGTTTGGCTCAGTGAAGTATATTGAAGGTAAAAGACATTTGTATCTGGAAAAGCACTTACTCACAGCAACCGGATATAAAGTGGTGAATGAGTATTACAACTACGAGCAGGAGAAGCCGGTCAAGGTTGCGGTTCCTGAAGGACTTATAGAAGAATTTCAAATTGATTGCAAGCTGTTCTATGTTGTAAAGCCTAACTTAGCCAATAACATCTACAAGAACAGCCCTTTAGGTTTGTCAGTATATGCGAATTCACTAGATCAGTTGGCTGCTTGTGATATTGCTTATGATAACTTTGTTTATGACTTTGTATTAGGGCGTAAGAGAGTATTCATGAATCAAGACATTATCTCAATGAAGGACGGTAAGCCTAATCTATCAGAAACGATGGAGACAAGGCTCTTTTATTCAATGGGCCAGAAGATGCCCAATGAGAATCAGCTCTTCCAAGAATACAACCCAGCTCTTAGGATCACTGAAAACAAGGAAGGAATCCAGACAGCTTTAGACATCCTTTCTGCGAATGTTGGCTTCGGGCAGTCACGATACTCTTTTAATGACAGGACTATGACGACTGCCACCCAGTCAAAACTATCTAACAAGGATTTGACTGAATCGGTTGCAAAACAACGCGTCATGATCGAAGAAGTCCTGAAGGGTTTGGTTAAATCGATCTTATGGCTTGGACGGAATATCATTGGTGAGAAGGTCAACGAAGAAGCTAAGGTAACGATCACCTTCGATGATTCCATGTTTCAGGATATTGATGCTGAAAAGGCGCAGTTCCTTCAGGAGATACGCGATGGTATCCGGCAGAAGTGGGAGTATCGTGTTAAATACTTTGGCGAAGATGAGGAAACGGCTAAAGGCATGGTACAGCAAGATGAGGAAATCGAGTTTCCTGAGGCTGAATAATGCTTGATCCTGTCAAACTGCAGAAAGTGCCAGATGAACTGGTGCGGCTTTTCTATGACTTAGAAACAGACATTTTGAAAGATATTGCTGAGCGATTAGTGATGAATGACTTCAAGCTGTCACCTACCTCAGCGTATCGACTGAAGAAGCTTGATGAGTTAGGCTTGCATCAAGATGCCGTTGTTAGAAAGATAGCAGCCATTCTGAAAGAGAGTGAGAAAAAGGTCAAAAAGGCAATCAATGATACTTCTTACCTAAATATCAACTCAGACAATGAAATGTTGAAGCAGCATGATCTCTTCAGCAATGCTAATTATGACACCGGAGAGCTGCGGGATATCATGCTGAAGGGTATTCGGCAAACGAATGGTGAACTGAGAAACATCACTAAATCAATGGCAGGCGCTGCCAGCAAGACATACGAGCGGGCGTTAGACAATGCTTATCTTAAAGTACGATCAGGTGCCTACTCTTACACAGAAGCTATAAAATCAGTGGTTGACGACTTAGCCAGTAAAGGCATGGAGACATTCACCTATAAGTCAGGCAAGCATGAGCAGGTATCTACCGTAGTCCGCAGGGCGGTTTTAACTGGTGTAAACAAGACAGCTATCGAAACACAGCTGGCAAATCTATCTAAGATGGGAATGAACCTTGTGAGAACTACCCAGCACTTAGGTTCAAGACCTACCCATGAGGTGTGGCAAGGTAAAACATTCTATGTGGGTGAACCAGTCGAGGGCTATTTAAGCCTTGAAGAAGGTACAGGCTATGGCACCGGTGAAGGACTTGGTGGCTGGAACTGCCGGCATGGTATTAGGATCGCCCTTGAAGAGATGGGCATTGAATACACTGAGCAGCCCATTGACACTGAAGAGAACAACCGCATTTATGAATTAGAACAGCAGCAGCGTTACAATGAACGTATGATCCGCGAATGGAAGCGGCGGCGAGATATTAAGAAAGCTGGCGGTCAAGACCATTCAAAAGAAAGTCGAAAGGTGAAGGAGTGGAATGCTCGGCAGGATAGTTTTGTTAAAGCACACCCAGAGCTTAAGCGGCAGATGAATAGGGAGATTATTTCAAAGCAAGTTAGCAAAGGACTTTCATCAGGCAAAAACAATAGTCTAGAACAAGGAGGCACCGAAATCATACAGCGAGGCAAGTTGACAAAGACTGATTCTGATACTAAGATAAAGGTGTTGGAAGCTTATGAGGAACGCCTCGTTACTTATGACCATGAGCGAGCGGTTGTAATTACGAAAGATGGCATTGTGTATGAAGTGATTGGGCATAATTCTATTGTTGATATAAGTGTTATTGATGATTTAAAAGGCGCATTTGTTACCCATAATCATCCTGATAAAGTAACTAATTATTCATTTAGTGGGGAAGATGTGGAGTTGTTCATCAAACAGGAAATTGGTATTTTAAGAGGCATTGATAATAAGTTTGTGTATTCAATGCAAAGAACAGAGAAAACATTCTCACCATTCGATGATATAAAAAACCGATTTAAGCATTCTTATTTTAATAAGGTGATTGAAAATAATGATTGGCAAGCGTTAGATGATGAAGAATATCATGAAATAGTTAAATTATTAAGCAATGATATAAATTTCATTTATGAAAGGTCGGGTAGAAAATGACATTTGAAGAAGAATGGGAAAAATTAAAAGAAGAAGACATGAAACGAATACAGCCTATTTTGGATGAATGGGATAAAAATGTTGATAAGGGTATTCTTGACGGAGGTTACGAATATGATAAGCGCATAAAAGAACTTAGAAAACAACATTTCTATCCAAAACTTGAGAAATTAAAAAAGAAATATGGAAGATAAGCACCGATAAGGTGTTTTTCATTTAGTCAAGGAAGGTGATGAGGTGTGTAATCATGCCTATATAAAAACGATTGATAAGACCTATTATGACCATGAATTAAAATGCAGGGTTCTCATTGAAGAGAGTACCTGCATTTTTTGTGGTCGCAAAGAAACAGAAAGGAGCATCTATATGGACCCGCCCAAACGGAAACTTCCGAAATTTATCAAAGATGATCTATCAAATTTCTAGCCCTGAGCATGGCATATAAACTGCTGCTGGTCCTGCATATGACATTTAAACTATGCCCCTACCGGAGAGAACCGGATATAAAAAACACAGGAGAAAACATATGGAATGGTTAAAAGAATTTTTAGGTGATGAATTATATGCGCAGGTATCTGTGAAGCTGCAAGGTAACAATAAAGTGAAACTCGCTAACTTGGCCAGTGGTGAGTATGTTGCCAAGCAAAAATACACAGATAAGGAGTCAGAGGTTGCTACCCTTAATACTGAGCTTGCAGCGCTGAAAGAAGCAGCTAAAAAGTTTGAGGGTATCGATGTTGATGCGCTGAATCAGAAAATCAAAGATCTAGAAGCAAATTCCGCAAAAGAGATTGAAAAGGTGAAGCGTGAATCAGTAGCTAAGGAACTCTTATCTGGATATAAATTCACATCAAAATTAGCGCAGGAGTCAGCACTCAATAAGCTGCTATCCAAAGAACTGAAACTGGAAGGAGACAAGTTACTGGGAGCTGATGATTTCATGAAATCTTTACAAACCGAATGCCCTGAAGCATTCGCAAATGATGATGGTGGTACTAAACCGCCAGTAGTCGTAAACACAGGCGGAAGCCATGAAGGCGGACAGCCGGCACAGACACCTTCATTGGAATCCGCTATCTCAGATTTTTATAAATAAAGGAGGGCAAATAAATGCCATTAACATTAGCACAAGCAAAAGTCGGCATGGCCGACAAGGTCGATCAGGCCGTCATTGATGAGTTCAGACGCTCATCGTTATTATTAGATCGTTTAGTATTTGATAACGCCGTATCACCCGGCACAGGCGGTTCCACGCTGACCTATGGATACATCAGATTAAAGACGCCTTCTGTTGCCGCCGGTCGTGCATTAAATAGTGAGTATGTACCAGGTGAGGCCATCAAGGAAAAAGCAACCACAGATTTAAAGATCATGGGTGGCAGCTTCCAGGTTGACCGTGTACTAGAAGACACTGCAGCACAGTCAGAGATCGCATTCCAAGTATCTGAGAAGACGAAGGCCACAGCCAATCAGTTCCACAATGAAGTAATCAATGGCGATTCCACTTCAAAGGAAACAGACTTTGATGGCTTAGATAAAATTCTTACAGGTACAGATACTGAATTCAAACCAACTTCAGGCGTTGATTTATCAACATCAGCAGCCATGACCACAAACTTTGATGAGTTCTTAGATAACATGCTGACTTTTATTTCAAAATTGGATGGTAAACCGGATATGTTGCTGATGAACTCAACGATGTTAGTCAAGATGAAATCAGTGGCACGCCGTGCAGGTTATTATAGCCGCACAGAGAATGCATTTGGCGCATCAGTAGATAACTGGGATGGTATCCCTATGGTGGATTTAGAAAACTATTATGACGGTACTAAAACAAACCCTATCGTTGCAATCGCTGCGGACGGCACAACAGATGTCTATGCAGTGCGCATCGGTTTAGATGGTTTCCACGGTGTATCACCAACCGGTAATAAGATCATTAAGACCTATCTTCCTCGCAAGGATGAACCGGGCGCTGTCAAAAAGGGTGAAGTTGAATTAGTTGCCGGCATTGCACTAAAGAATTCAAAACGCGCGGGTGTGTTCAGAGGAATCAAAGTGGCACCGGCATCTAACTAGGAGGAACAAACATGGATAAATATATCGTTAAGACACCAGTGAAGAACTTTACTGGTGTTTCATGGGGATTAGCTTTTGTGGGCGGTAAGTCTGTCGAGTTTGCAGATAAGGTTCTGTTTGATAAGCTAGTAAAAAAAGGGTATAAAGGCGAGGTCATCAAAGAGAAGAAACCTGCAAAGAAAGATTCTGATCAGCAAAATGATCCTGATAATAAATCGGAAACAAAATAGCTATGAATTACAATGAGTACAAGCAGCTAGGAGGCATCATTAGCGAGAATGAATTTAATCAGCTACTGCCTTTGGTAAAAGAATTGCTGCTTGATTATACGGCAACGGTTCTAGTGCCTCACTGGCGTATGCTTCCGACACTTGATGAAATGGTTGACACAGACATGATCTATTTTTATCAGCTTGATATGATTGCAGCGAACGGCGGTGTGAATGCTTTTTATGGGCAGAATGACCTTGATCTAAAACAGGTATCAACTGGTGGCTTTACTTATTCAATCGGTGCAGGGAATAAGATGGAATTCTTCAATGGGGTTCCTCTTTCACCATTAGCTGTATCGAATCTAAAACGGCAGTTAAGAGCTAAGGGCTATTTGCAGAGGTGCTTATGAGAGCTTCACCGCGCCGAGTAAGGCAGGATAAAATCACACTGTTTACACCGATTGATAAGGAGTTTGACGTAACCTATCAAACTACATTTGTTGATTATGTTCGAGTGGATGAAAACTATGGCATCAATCAGTCAGCGAAAGGCATTGAGGATACTAATTCAGTGCTTGTGGTAATTGACCTAAACGACCTCCAGGCATATGGTGCTGAACCAGTAAAGGATTTGATGCCATTACTTATCAAGGGCAGAACTTTAGTCAGGCTTGAACATACGGATGATTTGCAGAATGCTTTTACTTTAAATGATATAAAAAAAGATAAGCCGGCGGATAACAAACCGGCTTTTTTAGAATTGTTACTGCGATGAAATACAACATAGATATTTATCTTGATAGTAAAGCGTTAATCAAGAAGTATGAAGCTAAAAGAGAAGCTGCTCAGATGAGGTTGAAGCAGATAGTTGTAGAAGATACAGATCCCTTTGTACCCTTTGAAAGTGGCTATCTAAAGAATTCGGTGGCTGATTCATTGAATGACGCACTGCCAAGAATCATTTATCAAGGGCCCTATGCTCATTACCTTTATACCGGTTATGTCATGGTGGACCCTGATACTAAAAATCCGTGGGCTAAAAAAGGTGCAATCAAGGAGTACAAGGATCCAATGCAGGCGCTGCAGTTTAAGAGAGGTATGTCAGAGTGGTTTGAACACTCAAAGAACCTCTACACAAAGCGCTGGATCAAGGAAGTGGAGAAGGTGATCAAGTCATGAAATCATTAGCAATCGAAGAAACTCGTCAGATCGTTGACGTTCTGTTTAAAGAATTCATATCAAAAATCAATATTAACGGGATTTCATGGGAGCTGGAATTTATCACTCATGAGATGCCGAATCTATGTTTTAAGCAGCTTACCGGCTCAATGGTAAAGCAATATATTACAGGTGATTATGTGGCTGAATTGCCCTTTGCAGTGTATTACCGCGCAAGGGCAGCTTCAGTCAATGATGTGTTGGCCTTAAGCCAGCCATTGAATGACATCGCAACCCTTTTTTACAAAGAGGAACGAAGCAATTTTGGTTATTTAAAGACCGTACTGCCTGAAGGCGTTGAACCTCAGAAGCTGCGAATGACATCAACGCCCACTCTGGAAGATGGTCTGAAGAATAATACAGCTGTATTTAAAGCAATATATACCTTCAGGTATAGGAAAGGAAAATAGATGGAAAAGATTAAGAGAGAACTATGGCAGACGTTTGTTAAGCCAGGTACGGAAAGTGCAAAATATGCCGTCATTGGTGAAGATTTAGAAGAATTTGCGCTTGAAATGAATGCCGATATCGAAAAGAAAAAGAACATTCTCGGTACGACATCGATCAACCTTAAAGGCTATGAGAAACAATCAACGGTTGCCCCTTATGTATGCCGTAAAGGGGATCCTGTATTTGAGTGGCTGAAGGGCATCGTAGACAATGAAAAGACACTTGATGATGTTAAGGCAACTGTATGCAATGTGGATTTGTTTGAGACTGCAACAGGCGGAGCGTATCCGGCAATTGAGGAAGATGCCTATATTGAAGTGACTTCTTTTGGTGGAGACACAGAGGCATTAAAGATTGAATACAATATTCACTACACCGGCATCAAGCGTTCAGGAACTTTCAATCCAACGACTAAGACATTCACACCGACTGGCAGCGCGGCATAAGGAGGGAATATGGCAAGCATTCAATTATTAAATCAAGATGTCATTGTATTGGACATTTTGGATGGTAAAGGTAATAAAGTTGATGAGTTTGAATTTGATCCATTTGATGCGGAATTTGCTGCTAACTTTTATGATTTTCTGAACGAACTGCATAAAAAAGACCAAGTCATAAAAGGGAAAGTGCAGGCACTTACCAAGCAAGACAAAACAGCTAATTCGTTTGGTCTTTCAAAGGCAAATGAATTGTACTTTAAAGAGAATCTTGAATTGGTGAATTTTGTACGAGCTAAGTTTGATCTTCTTTTTGGCGCAGGGACTTGTGAGCGATTATTTGGTAAGTCAAAAAATGCTGTTCTGTATATTGATTTTATTGAACAGTTAACACCTTATTTCGATAAAGCTCGCGAAAAGAAAGTATCAAAGTACACCCAAGCAGAGGAAACTGAAGGCCTCAACTAATGAATATTTTAGTCGATCAGTTCCCAAGCAAGGTGAAGATAGACGGCAAGGACTATGGCTTGAATACCGATTTCAGGATCGGATTAAAAATCATGTTCGCAATGCAGGATGATGGGCTGACGATGCAGGAGAAAATGATTGTAATGCTGCAGTTATTGTATAAAGAAATCCCTAATGATTTAGAAAAGGCGGTTGAATATGCGATCGCCTTTTTAAATTGTAATGAACACGGAAAGGAAAAGACAGGCATTTCGGTCACTTTGTTTTCGTGGGAAAAGGATGCAAAGTATATCTATTCCGCAATCAGACAATCCCACGGGATCGATCTTGATAATGAGAAAATCCACTGGTGGAAATTCATGTATATGTTTTTAGATTTGAATCCTGATTGCTTTTTTAACCGCCTTGTTGGTGTACGTGATCGCAAGGCAAAGGGTAAGATGGACAAGGCGGATAAAGAATTTTACAGGCAAAATAAAGATATCATAGATTTGCCGCCTAAATTAAGTCCAGAAGAGAAACTGAAAATAGAGCAGTTCCGGAAGTTGCTCGGTAAGGCAGGTGATGAGAGTGGCTAGAAAATCAGATGGATCGGTTGTGATTGATACTGAGTTAAATATTGATGATCTTAAAAAGGATGTGATCAATGCGGAGCGTGAGCTAAAGAAGCTTCAGGCAACTCAGGATAAGCTCAATAAAAAAGCTGAAGCAGCTCAAGCAAAGTCAAATAAGATACGTGCTAAGTACGATACTGACGCAACTAATGCGGCCTTTAGAAAAAAGTTTGAAAACCAATACGGAAGTTATGAAGCAGCAAAGGATAAAGAAGCCTGGGGAGCCAAGTTTGATAAAGGTTATACTTTATCACTTGCTAAAGATCACGACGATTTTGCGGCTTCATTACGCCTTGTGAAAGAGGCATATAACGAATTGACCGTTGCTGAAAAGGATACACAATCAGCCCAAGAAGACTTGAATACCGCTCAACAGAAATATGACAGCTATGTAAAGAGGATGAATAATCCTCTGACAGTCTTTATAGATAGCACACAGAAAGCCGTGTTAGGGTTAACCAAGCTCTTAGGTAAAGGTCTAGTAGCAGCGGTCAAGAAGACTGGCAGGGCATTTGTTAGTGGTGCAAAGAGTATCGTGAGCTTTGGAACCAAAACGGCAAAGGCCGTCAATCCAATTGATGGCATGATGAAGAAAGTATCAAGATTGGGCACGATGATGAAGCTCATGGTCACACGCAGGTTGATTATGGCCATGATCAATCAGGCGAAAGAAGGTATCAGCAATCTAGCTGCTTATTCTTCCACATTCAACGATACGATGTCCGGCCTTAAAAGCAATGTTACCTATGTTGGTAATGCCTTAGCTACAGCCTTTGCACCTATCTTATCAGCGATCGCTCCAATCGTGGATATGGTCACAGGCTCAATCGTGAATCTGATCAATATGATCGCACAGCTGACAGCCAGGTTAACGGGCACAGCGACCATTTTCACTAAAGCTAAGAAAGCTCAGGTGGACTATGGAAAGGCAACCGCCGGTAGTACAAAAGCACAGGAAAAACAGGTTGCCTCTTTTGACACGTTGCAAAAGCTGAGCAGCAGTTCTTCAACTAGTGGTGGTACAGATGCAAGTGATATGTTTGAGGAAGCACAAATCAGCTCAGAGATTATCAATTTAGCGGATAAGATAAAAGAAAACATCAGCAATGGTGATTGGTATTCAATAGGAACTATCATTGGTGAGCAGTTATCTAAAGCTTTAGATAGTATCAAATGGGGTCCTATTCAGAACCAAGCTAGTTTGATTGGTACTAATCTGGCTAACTTGATCAATGGCTTTGTCGAATTTCCAGATTTAGGCTATAAAATAGGCAATTCGATCGCTCAGGGGTTGAATACTGCATTTTTCTTTGCTTATAGTTTCGTAACGAACTTACACTGGGATTCCATCGGTATTTTTATTGGTGAAGCCATAACAGGAGCAGTACAAAATTTCAACTGGGGCATGGCGGGTACTGCTTTAGGTACATTTATTGGTGGTCTTATTCAGATGTTTGGCAATATGGTTGCTACTGTTGATCTAGGCGCGCTGGCAGCAGGATTGAGCGTGTTTGTGATTAACTTTATCAATTCGATCAGCCAGAAAATACGGGATACGCCGTGGGATCAAGTAGGTGCTTCTATCGCAGATGCTTTTCTTAATCTTGACTATCTGGGTATAGCCGCCGCCTTTGCAGGTCTGATATTATCTGCCATCAATGCTGCATGGGATACCATTGTCGGGTTCTTTAGTGAGCTTGGTAAAAACAGTGGCGATGGTTTCTTAGGCGGGCTATTACAAACGATTTCTGACATTGTTCGCTGGATTGATGAAAATATCGTCAGACCGATTGTTGATGCGTTTAAGTACCTTTTAGGGATCCATTCACCGAGCACTGTATTTGCTGAAATCGGGGTTAATGTCATGCAAGGCCTTTTAAATGGATTAGGCAGCCGGCTTGGTGATGTTGGCAAATTCTTCACGGATATGTGGCACTCTATTACTGATTCGATAGGACAGTTTGCTTCTGATTGGGGTTCGGCAGTAGGATCATGGTGGCAAAATGATGTGTCACCGTGGTTTACTCTAGATAAATGGTCTGAACTTGGCAGCAATATTGTCAAAGGTATCAAAAATGGTGTCGCTGGTGTAGGAAAAGTAGCGGCAGGAATCGGCAGCCAGCTATTAGATAGTGCCAGATCTGCTTTAGATATCCACTCCCCATCAGGCGAGTTTGAATACTTAGGTTCATTCATCATGCCAGGTCTTGCACAAGGTATCAATGATACATTACAGATAGCGCTAGATGCTTTATCAAATGCTGTTAAAAAGATCAAAGAGTTATGGCAAAAAGGGTTTAAAACTGAAGGCTCTTATTCACTCTATTTCTTTGATGAAGGTAAAAAGATGATGACTGGATTGATCAATGCGTTTAAAGCGATGATGAATGCTTTAGATGAACAATTAAAGGTAATGCTGCAGTTAGTGCAGAATACGATGAATGCAGCGGCAGCAGCTGCAAGAAGTGCAGCATCTTCAATTCAAAGTTCAGTGTCAAGTGCAATATCAGCAATGGAACGATTAGAATCAATGGACAGCGGATCAATTAGCTCAAGAATGTCACGTTATTCTGCAATGCCTAAAACATTCAGTATTCCGCATCTTGCAACCGGTTCGGTCGTATCGCCTAATAACCCATTCATGGCTGTACTTGGTGATAACAAGTCTGAAGAAGAAGTCGTTTCACCATTATCAACAATGAAGCAGGCACTTCAAGAAGTTTTAGACAATACGGGCAGTAATCGTAATATCACCGTTGTTTTGGAAATGGACGGCATTGAGTTTGCTAGAGCAGTTTATAAAGCAAACAACCAAGAGAAGCAGCGTGTCGGTGTGCAGTTAGCAAAAGGAGGCAGATTTTAATGTTTAGTGTTGATGGTGTTACTTATGACGTAGATGCTGTGTTTCTGGCTGAGGATTCAATCAAACGTAAATTTACGATTCTTGACGGTGAGAATGCAGGACGATTATTAAATGGATCCATGACAAGGGATATCATTGGTACTTATTACAATTATACATTGGCAATCGATACCAATAAGCTATCCCCGGCAGATTATGATAATCTTTATGAAATCTTATCGGCACCAGTAGATAGTCATTCTTTCGCGTTCCCCTATGGGCAATCTGAATTGCAGTTTGATGGCTATGTGTCTAGCGGATCTGATACATTAAAGTATGTAAGACATGGGATAAGATACTGGGGCGATCTGTCTATTGAAATAGTCTGCATGGAGCCAATAAGAAGACCATGAGTGAAACAAAATTAATTTATAAAGATGTATCACCCACTGCTAAGTTGTTTTGTAATCCAACCGCAGAGGATAAGCAGCCGTTCAATGATTTAACACAGCTGAATAGAGATACAGGCAACTTTCAAGGTTATGCGACTTGCGAACATAACAGTCGAGTCCTTGATGGTACTTCAGCTGACTTTAATTATAATGGTGATTTAGGTTATTGGAGCTTGACTAAAAGTGGTGCGGATTGCAGCTTTACCACACCAGTTAAGCTTACTTTAACATACAGTACGCCCGTATCATTTGTCGGACTTACCATTACCTTTGATCAAAATCATTATGAGTATGCTAGGAAGTTCAGTATGAAGGCATACTTTTTAAATGAATTGGTATCGGATGAAACCTATCATATCAATAAACCGCAATTCTTCACGAATAAGCAGCTTACTAATGTTGATAAAATCGAATTCATTTTTTATGAGACTTCACTGCCGGAACGTTACTTGAAATTGAATCTGATCGATTATGGCATCACTAGAGTATTCACTAATGACGAATTGATGAATGTGAAGGTGGCGGAGGAAGTTAATCTAGTAAGTTCAGAGCTTTCAGTGAACAATATGAATTTCACATTAGTTTCTGAAGATCCTATTGCCTTTCTATTTCAAAAGAAGCAACCATTAGAGTTATATTACAACGGTAAGCTGATTGGTGTTTTCTTCATCGACAAAGCACGTCAGAAGGCAGAGACGACTTGGGATATCACGACTTCTGACTATATCGGCGTATTAACGAAAGCTTCCTATAATGGAGGCCTTTTTACTGGCGAAATGGCAAGCGTGATTATTAAAGATATTATGGATACGTGCCATGTACCTTATCTGCTGGATGTCGATTCGTTCGTGGATATCCCTTTATATGGATATTTACCGATTGGCACAGCTAGAGAAGCACTGCAGCAGGTCTTGTTTGCATGCAGTGCAACAGCGGATACATCAAGATCAAGTGTCATTGATATGTATAAGATGCCGATTTCAGTAAGTGGTGAATATACGCAGATCATGGAAAATTCAACCTTTGATCAAGAAGAAAAGGTTACAGAAGTAAGACTCACTGTGCATGACTATGTTAAGAAAATAGAACCAGATGAGATAGCAAAAGGAAATGCAACAGGAACAGTTGAAATCACGTTCTCCGGGGCTTATTCAGACTTATCTATAACTGGTGGCAGCATTACATTAAGTGGTGCTAATTACGCTATTATCGAAGCTGCCGGCGACTACGTTTTGAGTGGTTATGGCTATGAGGACAACATGACGATCATGAGTAAGAAAAATCCAACAACAGCGGCCAATGAGCTTCAGAACATCATGGAAGTTTCTTCAGCTACATTAGTTTCTAAATATAATGCTGCTACTGTATTGAATAATCTATATGCTTTTTTCATTCGAACTTCGATTGCAAATGTGAAAATCGTGAGTGATGAGTTATCAGTAGGGGACTTGATCAATTATTCAACAAAGTATCTGGGGGAAAAGAGAGGGCATGTGATCTCAAATACATTCAATTTAAATTCATCAAAGATCGTAGCTGATTGTGAGGTGCTTGATTATGATTCTTGATAGACTGATTTATGACCGTACAGCTGCGGATGTTAACCGAGCGATTTATTTACGCAATAAAGGTTATGAAAACCTAACGGATGCAGAAAAGCAGGAATGGTCTTCCGATTTAAAAGGCTGCCTTAATTGTAGTGATCTGAATCGCGTCGCTGAAGCATGTCGATATATCAATGCAATGTATCGACAGTGGGGATATGATGTAACGATTCCTGTTAAAACAGATTTTACGATGGATGACTTTCAAGACCTGCAGCTGATGAGTGATTATTGTTTGAGTGTGTTGAATTTAATGGGTTCCATCAAAAACGGCAGAATGGGAGAAGTACCACGGAGGATGACTGGGGCCACTCATGTTACACAAAACAACATCGAGCGAAACCTCTATCTGATGCCACATGTATTAAAAAGCGTGCAAGAAGGAATGCAAGTGCTTAAATGCACATTGGGAGGAGATGAGTTTGAATGAGACCTACATTTTTAGATGAACAAGTTGGTAATGATGGAAAACGTTACTATAACATTGTGCAGAACGGTGCAGTGCTATATGAAAAGGTACTGCTGGAAAAGGATTACATTAGGCTTCAGGATGGTACAAAACTATCAGCAAACATACTGATTAATATGCTTACTGAGGATAATATCTTAAATTACAAGGGTGTTAAAAAACTTGATGAATTTGGTGATCAGATTGTATCAATAATCGTGGACACAGAGAATAATGATGATATTATTCTGAAAAAGACAACAACTTTTGGAGATACCATAACTGAACAGGTCGATTATTATCAGGCAGGAGTAGTCATTTATTCAATAACAAAAGACACTGGATTTGGCGTAAACATCGTTACTTCCGTGGTTTAGAAAGGAGAAATTGATTATGAGATATTGTTTTCCAAAGACGGAGGAGTTTTTATGAGTTGGGCTGAAATAGCATATGCGATAAATAGTTCCATCAAGAAAAAGGAACTAACACGCCCACTTAATATAATGCTGATTCAACTCACACTTGCTGAAGCGTTCAATGAGGAAACATGCGCTTGGGCACTGAAGCAATACGACATTGGCTATGTCATTGACGCTTATCTGCGGATTAATTCTGATAAATTGCGAAAATTAGCTAGCTTTGAAGATGTGTGCAATGACTGGACCTATGTATCTAATATAGTTAATTCGCCTCTCTACGATAAGATCATCAAATACTGCGATTGGCCAATGGCTAAGATCATGGCGGGTGCCAGCGGCGCAGCCGCTGACTTTGAGAATGTGACTGCGGTAATCAATAGTGAAACTGCCATGACTGCGGTAATCAATAGTGAAACTGCCATGACTGCGGTAATCAATAGTGAAACTGCCATAGCTGGCATTTCTAAAGTTACTAACAGTAGCACTTTATTTAATTGGTTGAAGAAAGTAAATGAAACTACAGCTTATATTACAGCTATTGCTAATACGATGCAGAAATCAACACTATTTACTAATTCATACAATGGCGGTCATGATAGTGTAAGTGGTGCAAATAATTATTTTTCATCAGGCAATGTTATCGGCTTATGTTGTTGTGGTTATTACAGCTCATCTAGTGACAAGGTGAACATGGCTCTAAACAATACCACTGTATTTACAGGTAAAACAGGTTATAGCAGACCATCAACAGGTAGTACAAATACTAACGCTATCGCAATTAGAGGCTGTACATTTACGGAAACTAACGATGCTTATCTAGGTATATCTGTTTATACGTTGAAATGAGGTGATTAAATGTTCACAGAAAATTTAGATAAAAAATTAAATGAAATGACGGAAAAAATCAATGCGGTACAGTCTGTAAAATCAGTGCAAAGAGGCACATGTTCGCTAGGAACGAGCGGTAATGATATAGTAGTCAAAATGAACAAAATAGACATTAATAAGTCAATGATTTTATTACAAGGTGATGGCTACCAATATAGTAGAGGTGCTTATGATTGTTCTACAAGTCTTTATATTTCAAACATAACTGATACATCATTTACTATTAGCCAACACACATCTTCAAGTAGTTCAAAAAACGTATCTTGGCAAGTTATCGAGTTTTATTAGGAGGTAAAAAAATGAAACAAGAAAACAAAAATGTAACAATTTTCATGGGGGGGGGGGTATGAAGTTGCCTATATAGGTAGTGAAGTATCCCTAGAGTCTATTGAAGCTGTTAAGAAAATTATTCTAGGTGGCAACAATGTTCACTAAAGACTTATACGATAAGATAGAAGCCATCGGTGCTGTTAAAAGTGTACAACGAGGTACCATCGATCAAGAATTTGGTGATTATTCTGGTGACAATGAGCCATACGATTGGGGATATCAAGATTATAAAATAAGTCCAGTTAACCTTGAGAAATCAGTGCTGATAGTAAAAGGTATAAACCCAACATTTGGAACTCCAAGCACCGAAAGCAAAGAATATCGATATTTTGTTGATCCACGCGCAGAGTTTATTAATAACTCTACGATAAGGATATATATGACAGCTCCAGGAGGTAGATATTCTAGCCGATGGTATAGTCAGATAAAATGCCAATGGCAAGTAATAGAATTTTATTAAAAGAAAGGACAGATTAAATGTACATATACGCACAATTAGATGCAGACGGATATTGCATCGCAATCTCTCAATTAAGTGGTAAAGTAAATCAATCAAACCTTGTTGAATTAAGCAGTTTCGATACTGCTTATATGAAACGTAAGTATGATGTTGAAGCTATGCAATGGACTGATGAATATATGCCAGAGCAGCCAATGGTTGATCCTGTGCAAGAAGCGATAGATGCTTATACTCTTAGTCTTGTCGAGAGTGATTTACTTAAGTAAGTCACTCTGTATTAAGGTCAAGGTGTATTTGTCTATTACCTCCGTCATAGGGTCAGTTGGTTCAGCTTCGGGAACAGGATTAGGATAAGCAAAGGTATTAGTGGAAGCATCATAAACCATATACAGTTCTATGGTGTCGGTTCTATCGGTTATATCAATACAGTAAACAAGAGGGTGGTCATGGACTGGCAAACCAAGTTCAGCACCACCAATTAAGTTTACTGTATTGTCTGATTTTAGGATTTGAGCGTATTTTCTCATCGTCTTAGTCCTCCCCACTCAATAAATACCATGCCAGGAGAACCCTTTCCGCCTATTCGGCTACTTCCACCAGCACCGCCACCACCTGCTCCATATCCTCCTGCGGCTTCACCATTAGAACCTCCTGACGAACTTCTACTGTTTATTGAATCACCGCCACACATTAAGCTAGCTTTTCTGAGAGGAGATGTATCAGGATAATTACTTTGAATTAAGCTGACGCTTGAACCTCCTAATGAAGGGTAGTTTTTATATCCACTTAAATCATAGCAATAATTTCCCCCAGCTCCTCCATATCCAAAAGCCCCTCCATTGCCACCTTTTCCAGAAGTAGAATTAACACTAATTTTGCCATCTGAGTTTGTATAATAACTATCCAGAGCACTATACCCCGTCCAATATCCTAATACATCATTAGGGGCACAGCCACTTACAGAATTTGCAATTAATGTTTTGGAATATTTATCGCTAGTTATTACAGTATTCCCGTCACCAATAGTAAAATTAAACTTTTCACCAGGTAATGTACGTACTCTCTCACGAATGATAAATTGTCCGGCTTTTCCTGCTACTCCTCCTGAACCATTCCCACCACTTCCACCAGCTGCACAAGCGCTGATGTAAATTTCACTAATGCCAGCGGGTACGGTAAAAGTTCCGCTTTCAGTAAATAGCTCATGACCACCAAATGAATTTATGAGCACTTGGTCGAGTGATGTGAATTCTTCTGTTCCAAGTGTCGAATTTATCGCATATTTAACCTCACCCCAACTCATAAAAACTCCTCCGTCTTTGGAAGACTGAGGAATTAAAGAAAGGAGAGTGACCTTATGTCACAACTAACTGAATCACTAAAAAGATTATACAAATCAGGTCAGGTGACCGCTGATTATATCAATGCACGAACTAGTCTGACCAAAGAAGAAAAGACATACATTTTATCTGAAGAACCTGTGATTGAAGATAACTACGAAAATGCATTTAAGGTATTGGTAGGTGAAATGGCATGAGCTTAGTTGAACAAGCACGACTGCTGCGTAAGCAATGGCAGCAGCTTTTACCAGCCAACGATGACACAAAGATTATTGACTGCGAAGATTTGGTTGACAACTGGGATATTGGCATTGATTACGCAGTCAATGACATTAGAAAGTTTGATGGTCAAGTTTACAGATGCGTACAAGCACATACGAGTCAAGACGGCTGGGAGCCATCACAGACACCCGCATTGTGGGCAATTAAGCATACGAAGAATAAGGATAACCCAAAACCTTATGTGCAGCCAACCGGTGCGCATGATGCTTATATGATGGATGAGGTTGTGCTGTTTGATGATGCTGTATATATTAGTAAGGTAAATAATAACGCATATTCGCCAGTTGATTATCCAGCCAACTGGCAGAAACAAGGAGAATGAAAATGAAAAACTTATTTGATAAAGCGGACCCGGTCATCGTCAAGACTGGGTTTGTTGGTTTTATGACGATTATAGCAGCGCAGCTAGGAATCCTATTTCCTGTGCTTGTGCTGCTTTTATTATGCATGGTGGTAGATTATATCACCGGTATCATATCAGCCGGCTATCACGGTAAAATCAAGTCCTCCGTGGGTTTGTGGGGAATCGTAAAGAAACTGCTTTATGCTGTCATAGTTGCGGTAGCCATTGCTTGTGATTGGGTGATCATTAATGTAGCAGAACAAGTAGGTATCATTATACCAGCTGATACATTCTTCGGCTTGCTGGTGAGTCTTTGGCTGATCTTCAATGAGCTGATCAGTATTCTGGAGAACCTGATCGAGATGGAAATGACACTGCCGGGCTTCCTGATCGCATTGGTCGATAAGTTTAAGCATCTCATTGAGAACCAGGGATCAGCAGCTGTTGACGCTGTAAACGTTAAGGATAGAGAAAATGAATAAATCAAAACCGTGGAGTCATCCGCCGTAACCTAGAAATATCCTGAAAAATCTCGTATACTTATAGTAACGAGGTGGGATATTATGAAAAAAATACTAACAAGTTTCTTATTGATGGCAATGATAGCGGGATGTGTTCAGCAAGGCCCGACGGAGGCAGAGAAGCCAGAAGAACCGCCGGTAGTTGAACAGCCTGAAAAGCCTGTGGAACAGGAGAAGCCGGAAGAAACTAAGTATGTTAAGAAAATTGATGAAACTAAGGATTGGGTGTATGTAGAAACTGAATATACAAGAGATCTATCTGATGTATTCTCTGTAACTTATGGCGATGAAACCCTTAATAAAGAACTAGAATTATATTCAGGTGTAGATAATTATACTTTGTTTTTTGATTATCATTTCCCTTTAAAACCAGTAATTCAAGATATTGTGATCAATATTGATAGTGAAGAGGCAAAAGAATTGAACTTTCAGCTTCATGAAGACTTTATCAACTATTACAATTTAATTTCTTATAATGATGGTCTTATCCAAGCTGCATTTTATAATGTATACGATGACGTATTATCAATATTTCTTAGAAGTGGAAAATATAGATTTGGCGCTGGAGTAAATACCCAACAGATTTTAATCTATAATTTCGATCTTACTACTGGTAATATTATTACTAATGCAGAATTGTTGGATAGACTAAATATACATGATATAGATCAATTGAAGAATATTACAAATACCTATTATGAAACTATTGGTTATCCTGATGCATGCGATGGGTATAATTATAATTGTAATTTTGATAATTTAATTAAGAATATTGATGATTATCTGATAGGAACTTTTAATGATAATTATGTTGTTAAAGGATCTGCTCAAATAATGGGAAATGATTTTTCTACTACATTTCTAATTCCTTTAAAATAGGAGGAAAATTATATGAATTATTGTATGTTCCCAGCTACAAAGGGAGTAATTAATCAAACTGAAGGAATTGATAGAAATGGAAATGTAATTTCAATTTCTTCTTCCCATAAAGGATATAAAGCAATCGATATATCTCCAGATGGAAATAAATTCTATGCCCCATGTAAATTGAAATGTGTTTATCATCAGAGAGACAACGATGGGAAATCTGCATGTCTATCTGTTTTTGAGTCATTAGAAGAGGTGAAATGCCCAGCTTATTCGGGAACGACAAAGATTACTATTTTCTGTACTCATGGTGGACCTAATGTTTCAACAGAAAAAGGAGCATTGAGAGTTGGTTTTGAATTTGAAAAAGGAATGCATTTTTATTCTCCCGGGACGGATGCAGGAATAGATGCAACAGTTGGTCCTCATATTCATATGAGCGTTAAAAGAGGTTCATTTACAGGTATGTCATTAACTGATCCTGCTGTGTCTGGTGATTATTATTATTGCCTTGATAATGATGAGTTTATTAACGATATTTTCTATTTTGATAAAAATCATGAAGTCACTTTTGGAAATTACATTGATGCAATTCCTTTTGATTTTGTTACAGCTGACGGTCAATGGAATGGCTGGATTGCTGACGGCTCTGAATGGTACTATTACGAAAACGGTGTAAAAGTATCAGGATGGATCAAGACAAGTGATGGTTGGTTCTATTTAGATCCTACTAACGGTAATGCAATGGCTACCGGCTGGATCAAGATTGGAAATTCATGGTTCTACTTGAACCCAAAACAAGGTGCACCTGATCATAATACAGATTATGCAGGTGGGGCAATGAGAACAGGTTGGGTTAAGTCTGGAAATGATTGGTATTATATGTCACCATCTAGCGGTGTTATGCAAACATCATTATGGGTAGCTAGTGGTAGCGTGTGGTACTATGTTCTATCTAGTGGTAAAATGGCTACGAATTGTCAGATTTTAGATGGTGGCAAATATTATGCTTTTGATAGCGAAGGTAAATGTTTAAATGGTGCAGGTCAATCCTCTCCATATAATACAACTACATATCCTTTGAAATCTTAATCTAAAAATTGGCTTACTCTCTTAATTGAGGGTAAGCCGTTTTTTTTATGCCTTAATTTATGCCTTAAATTTATAAACAAACATGAAATACTATTTTCATGAATTGCGTTTGAATGCTTATTTTATGCAATTATTGATGATTATAGCCATGTTAAAAATGCTATAAATTGACTCCCGCCAGCTCCACCAAGTTACAAATAAACGCCTGTTACTGGGCGTTTTTCTTATATAATACATTGACATCTGATACATTGTAAAACGGCATTCTATGGTTTAATATATACATATATTAAATAAAGCTTGTAAGGTGTATGCTGAAGATAGAAATAGTGTCGAGTCTGCTTAAAAACACACATTAAGAGAGGATGTGCAATATGAATACGATTTTCCTAATCTGCCGGGCAATCACCGTCGGCATCATCGTTGGCTTTTTTTGCGGAGGCTTGAAATTAATCTTCAAAAAGAAGCCTTCAGAAACAAACAACGCGGCTGCCCGCAAATTTATAAATCAACTGTCAGTTATACTTAAATATATCACTTTTCTGGTGCTTGCCATTGGTCTGGTGTGGTGCTGTTACTTCTTGCTTCTTGGTATTGCAAATCCAGAATTGGCTGAATATGCGAATAACATGTCTTCATTGATCGTCGCCATCCTTACCGTTATTTCTATCATTTTTGCTTTTGTAGAATTTATGCGGCGTACATAATTAAAAAGGTGTCATGCTATCTGTGTTAATCAGAAAGCCGACACCTATTTTATTTAATGGATCGTGCTGGCACACCAGCTACTACTGTGTATGAGGGGATATCATGAATCACTGCAGCACCGGCTCCTATTATCACACCTTTTCCTATCACAATTCCATCAATAATTGACGCTCCTATGCCAATGAATGACTTTCTGCCGATTCGGGTGTGGCCTGCAATAGCTGCATGAGGTGAAATATTCAC